AAAGCATATGTTTATAATCCAAAAACAAATAGAGCTACATTAAAAAAATGAGTAGAGATACAGGAAGTTGGGAATTACCTCAACCCCTTGATATAAAAGAACAAGATGAGTGGGTAGCAATACCTCGTATTGCACGTATTATTCCTTTTGGATATAAAGTTGACCCTGAAAATAATCATATACTAAGACCTATTCCTATAGAGTTAGATGCCTTAGAAAAAGCAAAGTCGCATCTTAAACAATACTCTTATAGGCAAGTTGCAAATTGGTTGACAAGTTTTACAGGAAGGTCTATATCGCATATAGGTTTAATGAAAAGAGTACAACGTGAGCAAAAACGTAAGAACAAAGCTAGAGCTATCCGTATCTGGGCAGAGTATGCAGAAAAAGCCATTGAGACAGCGAAAGAGCTTGAAAAAGAAAGAAGTGGTAGCACAGCCAATAGTAGCTGAACCAATAGAAGAATTACCAAAGGTTGAACAGAATATTGTTTTTCAACCTAATAAAGGACCTCAAACAGAGTTTCTTGCAGCAGGTGAAAGAGAAGTTTTGTATGGTGGTAGTGCAGGTGGTGGTAAATCATTTGCGATGTTGGCAGACCCTTTACGATATATGGGTCATCCATCTTTTAGTGGATTACTATTAAGGCACACAACAGAAGAGTTAAGAGAACTTATATTTAAGTCACAGGAATTGTACCCTAAAGTATGGAAGGGTATAAAATGGTCGGAACGTAAGATGCAATGGGTAGCACCATCAGGTGCAAGACTATGGATGTCATACCTTGATAGAGATGAAGATGTTATGCGTTATCAAGGTTTAGCATTTAGTTGGATAGGCTTTGATGAATTAACTCAATGGGCAACACCTTTTGCTTGGAATTATATGCGTTCACGATTACGTTCTGTAGCATCAGACTTGCCAATATATATGAGAGCAACAACAAATCCGGGTGGTATAGGACATATGTGGGTTAAAAAAATGTTTATCGACCCTGCACCTTATGGAAGACCTTTTGATGCTACAGACATTGAAACAGGAGAAATACTTAAATACCCAGCAGGACACCAAAAAGCCGGAAAATCCTTATTTAGACGGAGATTTATTCCTGCAAGATTATCAGACAATCCATACCTTGCACAAGGTGGTGACTATGAAGCAATGCTCCTCTCCTTACCAGAGCAACAAAGACGACAACTCTTGGAAGGTGATTGGGATATTAAAGAAGGTGCAGCGTTTACTGAGTTTAATAGGGATGTACACGTTATTGACCCCTACGCTATCCCTAATAATTGGATTAAGTTTAGGGCTTG